GGCCGCCGCGTCAGAGTCTGCGATGGAGGCGATGGTGGCCGAAGTCATGCGGACGCGGCTCGCCCGTGGCGCGGCGAAACTCGTGCGACCGAGTGCGGCCCGTCTGCAGGCGCTGGCGACGCTGACGGAAACCAACCTGCTCGGCACCGCCGAAGATGTGACCACGGCGCTGGTGCGGGCGGTCTCGCAATTCGCCTTTACCGCGACGCCGGTCGATGAGATTCTCGCGTCACTGGCAGAGGTGACCAGCACGCAGCTGGCACAGGTGCAGACGCTGTTCGACACGCAGACCAGCATCCTCGGGCGGCAGGTCGAGGCGCTGGCGACGGAACGCCTCGGGCCGGATCAAGCGTTTCTCTACACGGGGCCGGTCGATGGCCGCACCCGTGAGTGGTGCCTGCAGCGCGTCGGGAAGGTCTATACCCGGCGCGAGATTGAGCAGATGGACAACGGGCAGCTGCCGAATGCGCTTGTCACCGGCGGGGGCTACAATTGCAGGCATTCGTTCCTCGCGGTGGCGAGTGACGAACTGGTCAGCCTGGCCGGGATGGATGCGCGGGCACCGGGCTTTGATGAGGAAATCACGTCGGCGCGGGCACAGCGGGCGCAGGCGCGGCGCAGTGACCGGGCACGACGCGGGAGGGCGGTGAGCAACTGATGCCAATCACAGTCGCACGGAACTTCGGGCCGCTCACGGATGCCATTCGCACGACGAAGGCCGACTGGTATGAGATCGGCCTACTGGCCCGCGAACGCATCCTGCAGCGCACGCGGGCTGGACGAGACGTGAAGGGCCAAGCCTTCGCGCCCTACTCGGAAGACTACGCCGCCGCACGGCGCAAGGAAGGCATTGGCCGCAGTGGCGTGAAGCTGGAACTGTCGGGCGAGATGCTGCGGTCGATTCAGATTGACGCGGAAGACGACCGCGTCACGCTGAGTTTCTAATGGGCCGACGCAAGGGGTCAGGGCGGCGTATGACGATGGTGCAGCGGTCGCGCCAAGTGCCCGCCGCTGAGAAAGCGATTTATCATCAGGTCGCCGGGGCCGGAAAGAGCCGCGTCAAGCGCGAGTTCTTCGGTCTCAACGATGACGACCTGAGCCAGTTGACGACGCTGCTGGAACGTCGTCTGAGTCAGCGGTCTCAGTAACCGCGGAAAGAGGCATGATGCCGGAACCGATTCAGGTGGAAGTAGACGAACAGGGCAACATCGGGACGCTGCCCGCCCCGCTCCAGAGCTTTCTGGACAAGGCGATTAACGAAGCCTTCAAGCGTGGCGCGTCGAAGGCCGAGCGCGAGTTCTCAGGGAAGACCATCGACCCAGCCGAGCGTGAACGGCTGAAGCAGGTCGAAGCCGACGCGCAGCTGCTCCGCGAGGAGATCGCGACGCGCGACAAGAATTACGAGGAAGCCGCCCGCTTGCGCGAAGAGCGGTATGCCAAACAACTGGCCGAGCGTGAAGAAACCGCACGGCTGAAAGATGCGGAGATCGGGCGTCGTGACGCACGGCTCCGCTCCATGCTCGGGGCTGAAATCCGCGCCGCCGCCGTCGCTGCCGGTGCGCGTGACGAGAGCATCCCTGAGTTGGTCAAGCTCCTCGGAGCGGATATTGACCTCGATGAGAATCTGGATCCGTTTGTGCGCGGCGAGGGCAACAGCCCGCGTCTCGTCGACGGCAAGCCGATGAGCATCGAGGGGTTGGTGAGTGAATACCTGGGATCGCATCCCCACCATCTGCGCGGAGGCCGGTCGACACCGGGCCGCGCACAGGGCGGGGCCGCATTCCGTCAGACGCAGACGCCGCAGGACGCCGCGCACGAAGATGCCATGGCGGCGGTGGCTGCGGATCCGTCGACCCGCACGCTGACGCAGGCGGTGCGCTCGATTCGCACCCGTGCGACAGCCGGGGGTCGCTAACGCAGGAGACTGAACGATGCCTTTCACTGGACTCTCTACGAACGACCTCTTCACCGCATCGCTGGTGCAGGAGGATGTGTCGCGCCTGATCGCGACGCTCTCGCCGAAGGAAACCCCGTTCTTGAACTGGCTCGGGGATTCTGACGTCTTCGCCACCTCGACGAAGCACGAGTGGGTGCAGGACTACATGCTCCCGAACTACATCACGAACTCGACCGCGATCAACTCGGCCACGGCGGCCACCGCGTTCCAGATCAACGGCCTCGGCGAAGCGCTGACGGTCGGCACCATCCTCGAGAACGAAACGCAGACCGAAGTGATGCAGGTCTCCAGCATCGTCGGCGCGAACTCGATCGTGGTGACGCGTGCCTACGGCGGCGGCGCGGTCGGCTCGCTGGCGGCTGGCGGGCAGCTCTACGTCCGCGAGATGGCCGGAATTGAAGGCGCAGACCACGACGGACGGCACACCCGCCGCCTCGGTGATCGTCGCGCCAACACGGTGGGGCTGTTCCAGATGCCGGTCGCGGCCTCGGGGACGCAGCTGGCGATCAACACCTACGGCAACGACAGCTATGATCAGGCCGTCGCCAAGGGTGTCGTCGACATGATGCACCAGCTGGAGAAGGCGGTGGTGCGTGGCGTGCTGAACAGCACGAACTCGCTCGGCACGGCGGCCCAGACCCGCACGATGCAGGGGCTGCGCGGCTACCTGACCACGATCAATTCGACCGTCACCGCGTCGAGCTTCAGCGCAAACCCGCACCTCTACATCGGGGACATCTGGAACCGCATCTACGATCAGGGCGGCTCGCCGGACTCCGAGAACTGGGCCATCGTCGCGGGCACCGGGTTTTTCCGCGACATCAGCAACCTGAACGACACGAAGGTGGAGGACTCGAGCCAGTCCGAAGTCTTCAAGCGCGTGATCCGCACGTATGAGGGGCCGCTCGGTCGCGCGACCGTGATCCTCAGCCGCGTGCTGGCGAGCAGCGAACTTCTGCTGGTGCCCCGTGAGCGCGTGAAGATCGCGCCGCTGCAGGGCCGCTCCTTCTCGTATGAGGAGATGGGCAAGACCGGCGACAGCAAGAAGGGCCTGCTGACGGGTGAATACACCATCGAGGTGCATCACCCGAACGCGATGGCCCGTCTGCGGGTCTGACACTGAGGGCGGGGCGGGAGGCACGCGCTTCCCGCCTCGCACTCCCTATCTGCGCTTGAGCCGCGCATCGTGAGGAACACATGGACGCCGTACTTGAGGAAATCTGCAGAGCACGAGGGCCGCAGGATATTCGGCCTGACGTGCTGAAACGCTGGCAGCGGTATCTGGCCGAGGTCGTGGCCCCGGCGCTGGAGGCCACCAGCCAAGCTGACACGCGCAAGCCGTCGCGCTCCCGCCGGGAGGACGCCGACCATGCGTAAACTGACGTGGGCCTTCCACATCGACAGTGTCGAGTTCACGCCGTCCGTGATTGCGGGCACGGCGTCGCTCGGCGGCTCGGAGTCGGCCTGTCTCGGGCTGGCGCGGGCACTGCAGGCGCGGGGACACCGCGTCCATATCTTCACGACACAGCTACATGCCGACGCGCCCGCAAAGGATGCGTGGGGCGTCCAGTGGCACCAGACTGCCGCGCTGCACGACCTGTCACGGTTCACCCAGTGGGACATCTTCGTCGCGCTGCGGATGCCTGCGATCTTCGGGGCCGATGTGAAGGCCGCGCTGCGGGTGCTGTGGAATCAAGACCTCATGACGGGCGACGCCGCGAAGAATGCGACGCTGGCACTGGCGTGGGCCTATGACGTGTCGGCGTATGTGTCGCACTACCACCGCAAGCAGTGGGAAGGCGTCGCGCCGGAGCTGGCCCCGATTGGATGGGTGACGCGCAACGGGTTCGATCCGGCCTACGTGCCGAAGAGCGTCATGCGCCATCCCTTCCGCATCATCCACATCACGCGGCCGGAACGTGGGCTGCGGCCCCTGCTGGCGATGTGGCCCGAACTCAAGCGCCGAGTGCCCGAGGCCGAACTGCACCTGTGCCGGTATAACTCGATGTACGACGCGCAGGGATGGGGCAAGATCTGCGCCTCGTATGATGAGCAGGTCGCGGCGGTGAACGCCGAGGTCGGCGGGATTGTGTGGCTTGGGGAACTCGGCAAGCCTGCCCTGTATGAGGCCATCGCCTCGGCACAGGTCATGTGGTATCCGGGCGTCGCGGACTTTGCAGAAACGTCCTGTGTCGCCGCCATTGAAGCGCAGGCGTGCGGCACGGCCTTCGTCGGCTCGTGGAAGGGTGCCCTGCCGGAAACCGCACCACACGGCTTCTACGTGAAGGGCGACGCGGATACGCCGGAGTATCAGGCCGAGAGCATCGCGCTCGTGGAGCGGCTCCTGACGCGGCCAGAGACGGCACGGGAGGCCATCGCCGCCGGTCTGCAGCATGTGCAGGGCTACACGTTCGACGCCGTGGCGATTGAGTGGGAACACATGGTGCAGGCACGGCTGACCGCACGGATCGACGCCCACGCGCCCGCCATCCTGCGCCAGCTGCAGCAGGAAGACGATTACGTCGCCGTGCGCCATCTGGCGCGGCAGATGCACTGGAGGGGAGCGGAGGCCGAAGCCGACTTTGTGATCGACGGCAAAGAGCAGGTGGCCGAGGACTACGCCGCCCGTGCGCTTGACCCGCAATTCGAGTTGCAGCACAACCGCCGCGTGGGGCCGGTCGTCGACGCGCTGCAGGGCACGACGCGCGTGCTGGATGTGGCCTGCGGGAATGGGACGTTCGCGCTGGCACTGGCGAAGGCAGACCCGGCGCGACAGGTCGTCGGCGTGGATTACGCCGCGCAGAACCTCGTCGTGGCCGAGGCCGCCGCACACGCGCTCGGCGTGGCCGATGCGTGCCAGTGGGTGACCGCGCCCGTCTATGACTTCAGCACCCATCAGGCCGACCCGCACACGCTGGCGACGCTCGACGCGCTCGGCCCATTCGATGGGGCGTTCATCGGCGAGTTCCTTGAACACATCGCGGATGTGCCGGGGTTCCTCACGGCGCTGACCCGCCAGGTCACACCGGGCGCTCGCATGGTGTGCACCATGCCGGTGGGGCCGTTCTTGGAACTCGCCGATCAACGCATGGTGGTGAAGCGCGGCCATGTGCATCACTTCAAGCCGAGTGACATCGAGGCCATCTTCGGCCAGCAGCGCGATCTGGCGGTGTCGATGCTCGACATGGGGCTGACCCCGCGTGGCAACCGGATCGGGCACTGGATCATCTCGTGGACGGCCAGCGAGGCGGCCTACGGGCAGCGTGACCTCGACGCGACGGTGCGGCTGACCCGCCCGAAGCCCTCGCTGTCGGTCGGCATTCTGGCGGGCGAGACGATCGACATCCGTCGCTGCCTGACGTCGGTGTGGCACATCGCGGACGAAATCATTCTGGCGAACACGGGCGTGGATGCCGCGCTGCTGGAAGGCATCGCCGCCGAGTATCCGCGCACGCGCATCCTCGACGTGGGGCCGGTGCATACGCTGCCACAGGGGTTCGCTGAGGCGCGTAACGCCACACTGCAGGCCGCGATCGGCGAGTGGTTCCTGTGGATTGACACCGACGAGCGGCTTATGGGGCCGGAGCGCCTGCGGAAGTATCTCGACGCGACCGTCTTCCACGGCTTTGGCCTGAAGCAGCAGCACCTGCAACTCGACATGCCGGTGACGTTCGACACGCCGATTCGCGTGTTCCGGCGGTCGCCGCGCATCCAGTTCTACGGCTGTGTGCATGAGCAGCCGCAGATGGACGACGCGAACGGCGACATCACCCCGGCGCTGCAGCTGCACGACGTGGAGATCGCGCACACCGGCTACCTCAATGAGGACATCCGGCGCGAGAAGGCCGTTCGGCGCAACCTGCCGCTGCTGGTGCGCGACGGAGAGCAGTTCCCCACGCGGCGGCTCCACCATCTGCTCGTGCTGCGTGACCATCTGAATCTGGCAACGTGGATCACTGAGCAGCAGGGCGCAACCGAGACCAGCCGGAACCACCTGCGGAAGTGCATCGAGCTGTTCGAGACGCACTTTGCTGACCCCGCCGACAAGTATCACGCGCTGGCCCGGCCGTTTTACGAGCAGGCCGTCCGCAAGGTGCAGGGGGCGCTGGAAGTCGAACTGGCGTTTGGCGCACAGGTGCAGGGCTTGAAGGGCCGTGTGCAGCCGGAGCGGGTGTGGGTGCGGCACGCGGGACAGATTCCCGCGCTGCTGGCGTGGAAACAGCGCGAGTGGCTGTCGTGGTTCGCGCCGCCGCCGCCGATTGACGTCGAGCCGATCACCGACGAGGTGCCCGCATGAGTACGTGGTTTCCAAACGACCTCGTGTATGACTCCGATCTGGAGGACTACGAGCAGACCATCCTGACGCAGTTCGGGCAGACCAGCTGGCGCGAGAAGCGCCGGAAGGCGCTCGAGGACTGGGCCTTCCCGACGCTGGCGAAGGCCGGGTTCGTGCCGGAGCGCCTGCGGACGCGCCGTGCTCCGGCGGCGGTCTACGGCTACACGGGCGGCGTCTTCACGGATTACACCTCAGCCGCGACGACGGTGGGGGCCGACAATATTCCGGTCGCTACCATCTTCGCGACCCCGGCCAACGACTATCTGTATGTCGGCCTGTCGGAACAGTTTCGCGGCGTGTCGATTCGCATGCTCGACCGTGTCAGCAACACGAACGCGAGCCTGACCATCGCGGTGTGGGCCGATGCGTGGACGAACGTGACGACCCTGAATGAAACGCAGTTCCTGAACAACAAGCCCTTTTCACGCGGAGGCGACGTGCGATGGGAGATGCCGCAGGACTGGGTCACGCGCAGCCTGAACGGTTCGCCGCAGCTGTATTGGGCGCGGCTGTCGCTGACGTCGACGCCGACCGGGGCACACGCGGGCCAGATCGGGTGCATCCGTGGCAGTGCCCTGACCGGGCCGGTGACGCTGCGGACGCTCGGCCTGATCTTCCGCGAGGCGCAGACGATGCAGGGCGGGCCGTGGCAGGAGAAGGCGGACGCCTATCTGCGCGAGGCTGAGGAGGCCATGCAGGGCGCGCTGCTCCTTGTGGCGCGAGACTTTGACACCGAGACCGTCGACGATCAGGTCGACACGACCGAGGCCGCGCAGACTGCCGGGGAAGTGACCGGCGGCGCGTCGAGCTTCGGATGGGATCGCGCGTAATGGCGACGACACCGGATGTGCTGCTCAATCGCGTCAGGTCGTTGATGGTCGCGGCTCCCTTCGGGTTTGCCGAGGCCGTCAGCAGCGAAGACTTCAGCCTGCAGGGAATCGGCAGCAGCGATGCCGTTTTTCGTGCGGCGGTACGCGGCGGCAGCGCCATCGGCCAGTTTGCCTACGCCGAAGACCGGACAGATACGCTCGAAGTCGACGTGGCCCGGCATATCGCCGGGGACTACCGCGCGACACGGGCGGCGCTGGTCGGGGACTGCAACAGCTTGATCGCAGCGATTGTCAGGGACGGGCATCAGGTCTCCGGGGCCTATACCGTGCCGGACGATGGTCGAGCCTGGGACATTGCGGCAGACACGGGCGCGTCGTATCTGACGCTGCGCCTGACTCTCCCGCTCAACTACGAAGCTCAACTGTAGGAGACATCACACATGGCAGGAGTTACCGGACGGGAGATCCGCGCCGCGTTCGTCAAGTTCGCCACGAACTCGTGGGGCGTGGCCGCGAGCGTGACGCGCGGGATTCACTTCACGTCAGACGGCGGGGCGCGATTCGCGCCGCAGCGCGTCAATGACGACGCCTTCGGGCAGAACTTCCTCGGGCGCGGGGACTTTGGCGATACGTCTGCGCAGGACGTGACGCTGACGAAGCGCGACCGCTACGCCGACTACCAGTACATCTGGGAAGCGCTGGCGATGGGCAGCCCCGCCGCCGTCACCATCAGCAACTCGGCCACCGGGCAGACGACCTCGTGGAAGCACGTCACCGATCTGGCTCCGTCGATTGACGGGCTGGGCGTGACGCTCGCGTTTGACAAGGTGCAGTTCGTCGACGAAATGCCCTCGGCGAAGGTCTACGGCTTCAACAAGACCGTAGGCGACAGTGGCGTCATGGATACCGCCTTCCGCGTGATGGGCGCGACCATGAC